ATAACTTTTTTGAAAAGATATTTTAGATTTCATCCTAAATTGGGAAATGTTACTTGTCCTTTGGACTTGAGAACGGTTTATAGCACATTATCGTGGATTGACTCATCAAAAGAAGATCCAGAGATAGTGTTAAGAGATAAGATTAATGCTTTCCAAAGGGAAATATTTCTTCATTATGATATATATCATGAAAACATAAATAGATTAGAAAATTTTTGTGCGGAAAATAATATTTCTTTTTCTTTGTTGCCTGAAAATTATTTGACAAAATTGTATTTTAGCGGTAATTATGATGATTTTTATTCGAAAGCGTTTGGCATTTTAATAGCTTAGCATTTTGAAATATAATTATTGTTTAAAGCTTTTTGTAAATATATCTTTTTATTAGTATTTTTAATGATAGTTGTTTGTGAATACAACTTTAAAAAATTTACTTTGAGATTATTGTAACCTTTTAATGGGATTCTTGTAACCAGGGAATTGATAATTTTGAATATTGACAAGAGACTCTATTTGTTGAATATAGTGATAATTCAATTCTTCGAGTATAAACTAATTATTTCACTACAATTGAAACTATATATGATAATTACCATACTTCTTTAAGGACGAAAGAAGTTGTAGAAGTACAGTCCATATATAATAAGAAGCCTAAGGCCACTCATGTTGATCCTGAATATAAGATGAATTTTGATCGAATTTTAAATAAACCTTTTTTGGTCACAACAGTGAAGTGGTCAACAACTGATGGTAATTTTACAGAATTGTGGAGATTACCATTTCCTTCATGTATTATGTCTAACCCCTTAGCAAAAGTTCCGTTTAATTCAGCTACTTTTTATCAAGCTCTAATGTGTTGTATGTTGCAAGTTTCAGGTACACCTATGCATCAAGGTTTAATTTTAGTCGCAGCTGTACCTCACGGTACTCCAAAAATAACAAATCCTAATCAGCTTTTATCAGCACCACATGTATTTTTGAATGCAACGGAATCTACATCTGTTTGTTTAGAGTCCCCAATGTACACACCCAGTACCTTGTATAAGACTCAAGATCCCGATACAGCAGTAAATTGTTTGGTAGTAGGTACTAGCAAGTTTGGTACTGACGTTTTTGATTTA